GCCAGGCATAAATTTCCCCATTTGATTAGTAACCAATACCCTACCTGGTACGACATCATCAGCAACCAGTTGAGTTAACTTTTTTTCCATTTCTAAGCGCTTAATAGCTTTTGCCAATTCATCATCGGACATAAGGCGCTTTGTTCTTAGCATTTTTGCCCGACTTTTTCGAATTGCTTTATTTGCTTCGAAATCTTTTCGGATTCCCCACCTTTGACCAATAACTCCATAATGTTTTAATTCAGATTCTTCGTCCATAAAAGAAAGTTCTTCATCACTTACTTCAGCAAAATCCTCCGGAAGGTTGATACTTTTTACAAATCCGTCATCATCGCGTTCAATAACAACTTTCCATGATTTTTTTGAAATATTAGCATGTTTTAACTCAGATTCATCTTCATCCATAAAAGAAAGTTCTTCATCACTTACTTCAGCAAAATCCTCCGGAAGGTCCATGCTTTTTACAAATCCATCATCATCGCGTTTAATAACAACATTCCATTTTTTAGGCATAGTACCTCCTGTTAATCATCGGCGGTTATTTCAAAATCGGGAAGCCAATCATCAAGGCCTTGTACTGATTTGATTTTGTACTTAGTCCCGGCTAAATTATCTGCTGCTACTTCATTAAGCATTTTTTCCATGCGTTTGGTTAACATGTCTGAATATACTTTTCCCATTTCTACATTTTTAGCTCTACCCTCTTTACTAGTCAAGCCTCGTTTAAGTCCCGCCAGGGCTGTTTCTTTAGGATATTTTGCTTTAAATTCAGCTTCGTGGGCTGCTAATTCTGCATCCGATCTTTTACCAAAATCTGATGTAATCTTTTTTCTTAAAATCCTTGTTTCCTTTTTCACAATTTCTTTTGGATCGGCTGCTTTTGCTTTTGCTGCATTTATTGCTTTGGTTCCATAATAACGGCCAAGAAGCGTTTCAATACCAACCTTTTTAAGAGCAGACATTCCTTTCGTTGCATCTTGCCAATTCTTTTCATCTTCTTTAGTAAACAAAATTTTATTAGCCAAACGCTTTAGACCGCCACCTTTACTTCCACCTGAAGATAATTCGGCCGATCCATTTCTAACTCCCCAACGCATCCCCATAACACCGAAATGAGCTAATTCGTTTTCCGAAATATCTTCATGTTGTAATTTAGCATTAAGTCTCCTTAACTCAATAGAAGATTCGCTCGGAATAACTTCTTCAACTTTCTTACTTTTTACAATAACTTTATTTGCCATATTATCTCCTATTCAAATGCTTCCTTATTTAATTTATATGCAACATATGCATCAAGCATAGCCGCAACCGAGTCGATTTTTTCAGCATATCGTTTCTTTAATAACTTTCTATTACCATTTGTATCTTCCATAGTTATACAATTACCCATAGTAAATGAAAATAATTCTTGATCAAATATAAGCATTCTTTCTTCGCTTAACGTCTTCAATTCTCCAAGTGGAACTGACTCCGTTTTTGCTCCTTGAATTACTTTCTCTAGCCCGTAAGGACTATTCTCTTTTTCCCATCTCTCAACAAATTCACGGGCATTATATGGATCAAATCCAAGACAACGAACATCATACTGAACATCAGTAATGTATCGATCAAGATCGTCATAGACGTCCATCATATCCAAAACTGCCCCATCAAGGACCATTAATGAACCTTCTTCAATAAACTGGTCATACTTAATTCTCATAGCTCCAGGCAATTTCATAAGTGTTAAATTTGAAATGTAACATCTTGTCTTAACTCCAAATTCTCCTCTTGGCAAAGGAAAGAGAAATGTAAAAGCGCAGAAGTCATCACCTTGGGACAAATCTGCACCAAGAGCACAAGGCAAAGACCAAAAGTCACGCTTCCGATGCGTAAGTGTTTCCTCATAAGTAAAGAAGTATGTATAACCTTCCATAGGAATACCAAAGCGTTTTGCTAGAATATCATTACGCGTCGCAGGAGCTTTTTCGGCTCTTTCCACATCTAATTGATAGGCTTCATATGTTACGGTCTTTCCAATATTTGGGTTTGCCTTTAACCACATCTCTGGCTTTGATACTTCTTCAATATCGTCCAAACGATAATACCAGATAGATACATGATAATTTACATAATCACCTTTTAGAATGTCCATTAGTTCCATTTTGATAGTATCGCCACTACTATTACGAACAGTGCCTTCGGAACTAACAGCAACAATTAAGTAGTCATCAAGCTTACTTGCACCTTGCTCTACCGCACCAACAATGTCTTCTCTAATGTCTCCAGAAAGCCATTCATCGATAGTCGTTATCTTAGGACGCAGACCCTGAAGTTTATCAATAGCCATTGGGCGAATTTCTAATAAAGAACCAGTTAAAAAGTTTTCGATACCCTTTTTAGTTGAAGCGAGTTTTACCCTGTTAGCTCTACTGCCTGTTGTGTTTTGAATTGATCCTTCTGTTAGAAAACTAAAGAGTGGCCCACGAGATCTAGTAATTGCTGTTCGAATAGGAGAAAGAACTTCTTCACTTTGTTTCATAGTTGGCGCCGTGGTTATCTGATGAGTTGTTGCTGTGTCAACATTTAAAAAGTAATTTTGTATACAAC